ATTGATTTTGATGTATAATTAATTGATGAATTGGCACCAGCAATGATAGTTCCTGTTGTTCCAAACCCTACTGTTGAATCAACATCAATTATTGTTGCATTAGCATTGACTCCACCAACTACTTTTGTCTTACCTGGTACTGTAAATACACCTTCAATTAGGTCACGGTCACTAAATCCAACAAATAATGCAATTTTATAATAATTTTTTCCTTCTCTTTTTATGATTTCAACTTCAGATACTGATGCATTAGTGTTTACATCAGTTGATTTGAAAATTGTTTGACCAGTTAGGTTTTGTGGTTCTCCAGTTGGTGTTATTAAATCAGCAACAACTACTTCACGACGTATAAATTCAGCACCTGATGGTTTTATTAAATTACCTTCTAAGTCAATTATCTTTGAATCTACACCATATAATACTTTAAATAAAATTCTGATTGATTCTTCAACACCTTTTGACTGATAAAACGAACGAGCAAATTTTATAAAATTACCAACATCTAAAGTTGTTGCAAAATCATTATTTTCTAAACCTGGTAAAAATGTTTTCTTTAATTTTTTAAAGAATTCTTGTAAAAATAAAACAGATAAATTTTGAAGAGATGAATTTTCAGTATGAGATGCTGCAATAGTTTCACTGAATTGTAACTTTTCACGGTTTATTTCAAGTAAAGATGATGATACACCTACGTTATATCCTGTAATTCCACTGAATCCTCTTACACAACCTGTAAATGTAGTTGATGTAATACCTGTATAAGTTATTATTTCATCGTCTATCTTAAGTAATCCATACTCCCTTGGAAAACCTTTTGTACTTGGAACAGTTATTGTAGTGTCGGATGAAGATATTGCAGATGAAAGTGTTGTGATACCTACGACTACTTCAGGAACTAAATTATCAGACTTTAAATATTGATCAAAATTACTAATTAAATCACTAGCACCACCTTGAAACTCTTGTGAATGATAATATTGTTTTAAAAATTCAGTGGCATTTGGAAAATCAGATACCACAAACTCAGGTAACTGATTCTCAATAATCGTATTGACTTGTATTCTTTTGTCAATTTGTGACATAAATTATTTCCTCTCTAAATCTCCATTAGAGTAACTAGAGGTATAGTAATCTCTTGTAAACACAACACCTGAAACATCTTCACCTGAAGCAATTACATCCTTAACAGTATTTATTGTGCTACTTGATACATTAAAATTGAGATATAAATCCTTCAATCCAACTACATCATTCGATTCAGGGAATGCCTGAACTTCAATAATATTATTTTGTCTCTGTGTTGATGTTATGTTAATGGTATTTAAGATGACCTCACCCTTTTTATAATCAACTACACCCGCATCTTTAACAATAACTCTCTGTTCATTCTTATTATTTTTAGAAACTACTGAAAGAGTACCCATATTACTACCATCTAAATCACCTGATATATTTTTATTTGGAACATCCGTAATATAAGCAGTATCAGTGAATCCTTCAATTGTAAATCCTGTGCTCTTTATATTATATCCTGATGGATTGATATTAAATCTATTACCAAAACAAAGTTCATATTGGGCAAATTGATTTAATAGTGCTTTTAAATCTCTTCTGATAATAACTTTAGTGATGTTTGAAGTAATACCGTTGTCTACACGATCAATCAATGTGCTAACTTTACTGTATTTAAATCTACCACCAAACTTGTTAATCTCTACATTATTTGCATATGAGTTGAGAGCATTAATAATTGAACTTCTTAAAGTTAAATCTGATGCTACCTGTGATGGATTATAATATATTGTTGAGTCAATCTCCACATATAGTATTTTCAAGTCAACTATTTCTGAGTTTATACCAGCAATAGCGTAATTTTTCAATTTGTTTTTGATTTGTGATTTATCAAAGTCAGAAACAAAAGTACCGTTTTTTGGTTTAATACTAATTTGAACTTTACCAAACTGTGGTGGGTCTAACTCTTCTCCCCCAATCACAGCGACTGATTCAGTGCGAGGGAATATATTTTGAATTATTGCTTCATAATCCCTTGGTGTAACTGCTCTATATTGTGCTGAGTAAAGCCTTGGAGCAAAGTACTTAATAGAAGACAAATCTTCTACTTCTGCACCATTAGAAGCGTTTTGTATGGTAGTTACGTTGATTGTATCAGATGGTGTAAATAATGTGCCATCACTCTTTGTGAATGAACCTTGGAAACTGAAATTAGATGCTCCATTACCAGTCTCACCTTCAGTTACAATGAATCGAGCAGTAATTACAGATTTATCTTCTAACTTTCTTCCAAAATATCCATCACCGAACAATATTTCATATTTCTCATCTTGAACTTCCTGTGCAAGGAAGATTTCAGAGTTTTTATCAATATTAAGTATATTATCAATCATACGATAATTACGTCCAAGTGTTGTATCTGCAGGACCTGAGACAAAAACTCTTAAAGTAGAACTATCAATATTAGGACTATCAATTATATACCTCTGTTTTGTAGAATTATCAACACGATATACTCTTTGAAGGAATGTTCCTTCATGAACTGTGATAGGTTCATCAAATTGTGCAAATGATGTTCCACCAATATCTTTTACTCTTGTTGAAGTTACATTATCTGGAATTGAAAAACGATATGTTGTATTCTCTGAATTACCTACACAAACAAGTCCAGCACGTAATCTAAGGAACTTTGTAGTGCTATCATTTGTAGTTCCGACATTTATATCACTAAGTCGGATAGTTGCTGTTGCAGCGGTTTTTGAACGGGGTACATAACCAATATTTCGAGCAAGTGATACAACATTTTCACGAACCGTTGCAGAGTCTAAAAAGGATTCGTTTACAGCTAAGTTTGCATTAAATGCATTAATATAGGTATTATAAGCAAGTGTGTCGATTAAAACTGAAAAGTTAGACCCTTCAAAGTCAAAATCTGAAAAATTTGAGTTTGAACGTAAAAAATCTTTAATTTGTACTTTGATTTGGTCAAAGTCTAAACTTGTGAACTGTGTAAAGGGCATATTATCTCGTTGGTTCTAATATGAATGTGAATGATTGTTGTGGTGCAACCGTTAATCCATCGATATCAAAAAGCACTTTGACCTCAAAAGTATTATTATCTGGTATTGCTCTTACTTCAACACCAACATTAGAGACTCTTGGTTCAAATTGTCTGACTGTATCACGTACTTGGTCTTCAATTATATTCACAGTAGTCCTTGAAAAGTTCTCAAAAAGAGAATCACGAATATCTGTGCCTAAATTAGGGTTAAAAAATCTCTCAGTTGGTATTGTTTCAACTAAATTCCTCACTGATCTAACGATTGCTCGCTCATTTATAAGTACAGGAAGGTCTTTCGTTATCGGATGTGGTGAAAACGAAAGACTTATATCCTTAAATGACCTTGATTTGCGTTTAATCGCCATTATTAATGCTTTTAGTTTTATTTATACCCTATCTTGCATAATCTTTCATCACATAATCATCACTATCGAAGTATTCAAGCACCCACCATGCCACTGAACGTGGATTTTTGCTTCCACAAGTGAAAATATCGAACGCAACACAGTTTTTTTCTGGCCAAGTATGACAAGAGAGGTGACTTTCACCCAAAGTTACTGTGCAAGTCACTCCATAAGGGTCAAATTGATGTGTATAAGTGTTTAAAACCTCTAAACCTTCAGTTTTACAAGCACTCACGCATATTTTTTCGATTTTATCCCTATCATTTAATTTTTCAAAGGGTACATTATACACTTCAACGAGTAAATGTGTACCCATGTGGGCATTTTTTACGTGTTTCATCCTAATTCTGGTTCAAATGGCTTTCTTCCTTCGGTATTTTTCCTTTCTTTTGCAGTTTTCCAAAAATAATTGTCCTCTGAACCAAGACCCATGTGGTCATGTCCGTTTTCAACCTGATAAGTTATGGTCGAAACCTTAAAATCGGGCACTTTTGGTGTTTCTGGAGTGATACTATTGTCATAAATCCTCATTCTGTTATTTGGATAGAGGCAATATTGCCCATTATCGAGTTCAATGATGTTATGAGACTTGTGTTCAGCGGGTATTTCACTTGTTGAGTAATCAATTGCATCAATATCAGAGTGATAATTGTCTAAAGTACACACATAAGTGCCTGTTTGGTTGCCATAATCCCTTGTCATTACCTCATAATGCATACTTCCGATAAATTGCTTCTGAACTGCGACCACTCCATAGTCCATACAGTTCCAAAATTGCAAATTGTGAAGTGTCATATCAGGATCTGGTATCTCTGGACGTGATAAAAACGCTGAAATTGGTAATTTATCAAACATCGCAGCGTATTCTGGTAAATATGTCTCAAAATAAAAAGCACGACCAGGCATACTTTTTGCAGAAATCCAAACTCCTTTCTCAAATTCACCGTGACCACTCTTATGGTCGGTTAAGTACTCTTTTCTTACCCATACATCCTGTGCAGGGAGATTAACAATTAGTGTGCTCATAATAATCCTAGTCGTTTTTGTACATCTTCTTCACTCATTTCCCATTCTCTTTCATCAGGACGGTAATAAGTTGTAAGTTCTTCTCCTTCTGCAATATCATTGATTGCAAATAGTTCATGTGAAAGTCGATCCCAGTATATGTTTGGTGTATGTGAGTGATTTACATAATACTCAGTATATAACATAAAAAGCGGAACATCAAAAACATAAACCTGCTTTTCATAGTTATAGATACACATTCGGTCAATATACTTCATCATTTTTGGTTCGACCATTGATTGAATTACCGATTCTGGTATTTCATAATCTCCCATTTGTTTATCATAATACTTCTTATGATAAAGTGATTCATCTTTCCGAATATCTCTCAAAGCAAAAACACCAATTCCTGCTCCCTCGATTAAACTTGGTTTTAAGCATGTTTTGGTGTCTTGAATCGATGAAAGTATTTCATCTTCTGAATACATCAGCGTCCCTGCCCTCTGTATCTTTTACGAGCCGAGTTACGGGAGGTTGCTGCATATTTCGAGTGTTTACCCCGACCTTGACGAGTTTTTTTGGGTCTTGACTCAGTTATATAAGTACTGCCCATCATTCCTGTTTTTCTAGCCATTTAGTGGTTCCTCAATATAAGGTTCATAAGTAATATCTTTGGATGTGAGTGTCTTATTATAATAGCACTCAACTGCAAGGTCTTCCATAATGTTAAAGAGTTCTGACTCTGATACGTTCCAGAAGATAACCTTGCCTTTGCGTAGGACGTTATAACGGTCTCCTACTTTCTTTTCTTTTTCCTGTTGTCCCATTTGCTGAATACAAAAAGTCCGATTGCTACCCATAATATAATTGTAAATCCGTAATTTCCCATAGTTAAGAATGTGGATTGTAATACCGTAATAACAAGTATAGTATAGCCATTATCAGCAATATTGAAATAATTGCAATCATTAGATTATTCTTGTCTTTTCATGTCCAACTCTGACCTGTGGGTCACACCAGATTTCAAATCCTGCTTCTTTTGCATCGAGGCAGAATGATACATCTTCACCACACATGTCTTGTACTTCACCTGATTCAAATACCTGCATCTTTGGAGCAAACCAAGGATAAGGCATTCCTTCATGTTCAAAGACACCTTTCTTA